TTCGGACGCATGACACGAGTGCGACTCTTCGCCACGACTACCCTTGCAACGCGTCGACGCTTCGCCGGACTAGGTGTCACGAATAGAACACGTTTCGCACCCATAGTAAAATTTATGGATGAACATCCACAATAAAATAACACTTTTGGAGCTCTGGTATAGTATTACCCAGAGCTCCTCTACTCACTGCTCACAAAAACAGCATCGCGCAGCATGCAGTCATATCCACAAAGTGCCAACTGGTGCTTCACCATCAACAATCCAGTCGCCACTGACTACGCTCAGCTTACTGCTTACGGACCGACCGCCAAGTATCTGATCTATTCTGATGAGGTCGGAGACACGGGAACGCCTCACATCCAAGGCTTCCTCATCTTCTCCAAGCGAGTACGTCGCACCACCGTCAAGGCTATCCTCCCTCGGGCCCATCTCGAGGCCTCGAAGGGTACAGCGGCTCAGGCATCCGAGTATTGTCGGGGAGGAGGAAACACAGGAAAACCTCTATCGGCCAACGTTGTTGTCTTCGGACAACTACCCAATGTACCGGGAACCACCAACTTATATGAGTCCTTCCGAAATTGGGTATTGGAACAACCGATCAAACCCTCCGCCGCCCTTGTGGCCTACAAATACCCCAGCCTATTTCTCCGTAATGGACGAACTCAGGTATTCATCGATGCAATCTATCCCACCGCCGCCGCAGTGGGTGCCGCCTGTCGCCCATATCAACAGGGACTGGCAGACATCCTCGACCAGCCACCCAACCCCCGTAAGATTATTTTCGTCGTCGACCCCGTTGGAAACAGTGGGAAATCATGGTTCGCTAACAACTATTTCAGATCCCATCCTGAGTTCACTCAGATCCTTTCAATTGGAAAACGAGATGACCTCGCTTTCGCAATCGACGAACGGAACCACGTCTTCTTCATTGACTTACCCAGATCTACATCTGAGTACCTCCAGTATTCAATCTTGGAACAGCTTAAAGACGGACGAGTTTTCTCAACCAAGTACGAGTCACGAGTCAAGTGGCTAGTTAACGATGCACACGTCATAGTGCTTATGAACGAGTATCCAGATATGACCAAACTTTCTCAGGATAGGTATGAGTTAATCGTGTGGAACAACGAAAACTAAATCTAATAAATAAAATTTTAATTAAGTGCTCCAAAAAGCCTTTTTAGTGCACGCCAGATGGAGGTAAAGAAATATTCCGGTTTCGAAGAGAGGCAAGATTTCATAGGAGGAAGGGATTAAATACCCCCCCAACAGCGGAGCAACGAAAATGACCATCCGCTACTCAGACAACTGGGCCAGGAGGGCACACGCCCACGACTGGCCCGCCGCAGGCGAAAAATTTTTTACCCTTTTTTGGCTCATAACCTATTTACTACTCATCCCACTCTCACCGTCACGAAAGTACGTGACGATATGCGACTCTCGCGCCACCGCACTTGCAGTTACTGCGGTACCACTACCAGTTAACTGATCAATAATGAAATTGACATAGAATACCGGTGCCTGAAGAGTCGCAGTCGCAGACTCGCCATCCGAGGCAACATGTCCATATGTATACTTCCTGTTAATAGGAATATACGTTTTGTGATATTGAACACATGACAACATTCCAAATGCCGCTGTCGTACCTTGGGCACTACCAGGTCCCAACTTGGTGACGCGCTTCTTGAGTACCGTGAACTTGCTTATGTTCACTGGTTCATCATATAACAACGAAGGCAAGTTATTAATCCATGTCCTGTCATTGTCATTGGCCTGTCCATGCAGTGTAAAAAAGTCATCTTGAAGGATCGCGTCAGAAATCGTAGCCGAATCGTACTGACGTGGGATAATCCAGTATTCATAAACCTTAAGTAACTTGTCGGACAAGTTTCTCCAGTTGACCTTGTGCTTAATGCCCGAGACGAATACTTCACGACCAATCCGCGAATTCATAGCTGGTTGAGCAGCTGCCGCCAACTGCGGTACTGACATCAAGTTGACTGCCCCCCACGTCCGCGTAGGTACGTTCGTAACATCCTGATCAAGTGTTAACACCTGTTTAGACTCAGGCTTGCCAAACGCACGTAGCCCAGTCTGACTCAGACGCCTCTTATATGAAGCCTTCTTAGTGCTTCTTTTGAACTTCGGACGCATGACACGAGTGCGACTCTTCGCCACGACTACCCTTGCAACGCGTCGACGCTTCGCCGGACTAGGTGTCACGAATAGAACACGTTTCGCACCCATAGTAAAATTTATGGATG